ATGGAATTGATGAGCTACTTAAGGAGTGCTAGTAATCACTTTTGGGGGGAGTGAATCTAAAGATAATGCATCCTGTTTTTATTGAGCTGGAGAAGGCTAGCAAAAATAATGGGAATAGTTAATAGGCTGCTGATATAGATAGCATGAGACCATGGAGTTAGGAAAATAGAGAATAATTAAGAGTATTGCAATTATGAACTCACACACACAAATAATTTCGCAATTCTCACAAACCTCCTACGTTTGCGCGAGTTGTACAGTACTACTGGCGACCTTCAGTCACTCAGAGGATAGGATTCAGCCTATCACCGCTCATTTCTCAGGGATGAGATTCCCTTGGTAATACCACCACCACAACACATTCACTCAATTGTCTGTCTCGTCGTCAGTTGAAAACCCAGTCTCAAATTCTATGTCGAGGTCTTCATATTCGTCATAGAACGCGTAGTGTTCCACAGTCTTTCCGCCATTGGTGCCTTCCACCACTGCATTCTCCTGCATATCTACTACTTTACGCCTCCAAGCGTTGTAGTCAAACAGAGTATCCCAGCTGCACTCTTTCAGCTGTGCAATCAACTCTGCTGTCGCCACCTCTCCGTGATGCGCCATCATGCCAACTGCCTGATCTATCTTTTGTTGCATAATCTCCAGATTACCAACATTCCGTTTGCGATTCCACATTAAGTCCCTGTAAATGACTTGGCGTGGTAATGGACCTGCTACATAGCTGGCACACTGCACAAAACTGCTCTTCAGGAACGTCAAGTCTTCCAACTTATCCACTTCCTCCAATTCGGATGTCTTACTAGCGCCGGTAACTTCAAAACCTAAAGCGCTTAGTATTTCCTTGCAAGATCTACGGTTGTAAAACTTCAAAACTTCATCCGTACCGGAGATTATGACATCGTCCCCGTATGTTAGTGCTCTACAATCTGTCGTGAACACTCGCAAGTCTCTTGCATGGCCGGCCATTACTTGGGCCGCACTAAAAGATACAAGTAGATTGTACCAGTTAGTAATCGAATTGAAGATGTCTGTCATCGGGAAACCTGACTTATTCCCTTGTAGCGTTCGCACAATGCACCGTCCCAGTACAACGTATGAATGCATGACTGTTCTCATCAATGCATGGCGTTCTCTTTTATAAGAGTCACCATAGTATTTATCCATCAAGGCCAAGAA